GTGATTGCCCCTTCGGTTGCGGTGAACCATCCGAAGATCGTGGTGAAGGCCAACCATCCTGGTGATGAGCCGCGTGCCGCGTTCGTGGAGGCTGTCGTCAACCATTTGTGGCGCCACCATGATTTCCGCAAGCCGTTCCGTCGGGCTGTGAAGGATTTCCTGATCGTGGGGCACGGCTGGTTGAAGGTCGGTTGGCGGTTCGTGGAGCAGGAGCGTTCCCTGGGTGAGGGTGAACGGGAAGCCATCTACGACCAGGCGGTCACGGAGGCGAACGCGTTCGCTTTCGAGGAGCCGTTGATGGCATCAGATTTGCCATCCGATGAGGAGATTGAGGCGAACCTGCCGACGACGCAGATGACGATAGTGGAGGATCAGCCGTTCGTGGAACGCGTTTCCCCGTTCGACATGTTCGTCGATCCTGAGGCGACATGCGTCGAGGATGCCATGTGGATCGCCCAGCGGATTGTGCGCCCGTTGAAGGAGGCGCAGGACGACAAGCGTTATTCGCCTTCGGTGCGTAAGGGGTTGTCTGCGAACGCTGGTGTGAACCCGTTGTATTCGGACGGCTACTACGAGGACAAGTTGGAACGGTACGTGGAGGATGACCGTGTGGTCATCTGGGAGTATTACGACGTGCCGTCGAACAAGATGTCGGTGTTTGCCGACCAGGGCGACGGGTTCCTGGTGCCGCCTACGGTGATGCCGTATGCGTTCGGGCAGCCGTTTGTGATGCTCCGCAACTATGACGTTCCTGACGTGTTCTACCCGATTGGCGATTTGGAACCAATCGAGTCGTTGCAGTTGGAGTTGGACAAGACCCGTTCCCAGTTGATGAACGACAGGAAGCGGTACGCCCGCAAATACCTGTACCACGAACGGTCTTTCGGCCCTGAGGGGCGTGAAGCTCTCGAATCTGACGAGGATGGCCGCATGGTCCCTGTCGTGGATGAGAACAAGCCGTTGTCGGATGTTATTATTCCGATGCCGCAGGTACCGATCTCACCTGAGATTTACGCCTACAGCGAGATTATCGAAACGGATATCAACACCGTGTCGGGGATCTCGGAGTATGCCAGGGGTGCGATGCCTGAGATTCGCCGCACAGCGACCGAAGCGTCGATTATTGCTGATGCCCAGAATGCGAGGGCGTCGGACAAGCTTGCCATCGTGGAGTTGTCGATAGGGATGATTGGTCGGCGGGTCATCCAGTTGTTGCAACAGTTTATGACTGGTGAGTTGACGGCCCGTGTGGCGGGCGCCCCAGAAGACTTGTTTGTGCCGTTCAGCCGTGACGACATTGTCGGCGAGTACGATTTCACGGTCGAGGCGGGTTCGACACAGCCGTTGAATGACACGATTCGCAAACAGCAGGCCGTGTCGCTGCTCAACGCCATGGCTCCGCTTGTGGGCACTGTGATCGACCCGCAGGCGTTGGCCGCCCATGTTCTCAAGACCGGTTTCGATATCAAGGATCCTGAACGGTTCCTGATGCAACCCCAGGCTGGACCGCAGGCGGGAGGCCCCGAGGGCCCACCCGCCGCTCCCCCTGACGGGGCTCAGGGACCAACCAGGGCTGCGGCACCCCCCACGCCGCTCCCTGGGGCACCGCTGGAAGGGGCGGCCTTCGCCCCGACTGGCGGGGTTCCTCCCGAGCTGCTTTTGCAGTTGGAAAACCAGATGGGGCTTGAACTTCCGTCGCTGTAACCCCACGATGTGGGACAGCGTGATTTGTGTTATAGGAGCAACCGTACTGGACTCCCCAGAAGGGACATGAAGTGCCCGAAGAAAACATGGAGGCAACGGAACCCGTTTCGGCGGACACCCCCGAGGTTTCATCAGAAGCAACGACAGAGCCTGGAGGCGCCTACACCGTCAAGGTTGATGGTGAGGAGTCGCAGGTCAGCCTGTCGGAACTTCAAGACGGTTACCAGCGTCAGGCGGATTACACCCGCAAGACGCAGGAACTGGCAGAAGAACGTCAGCGTTTGCAGCAGGCTGAGGCGATTGCTTCAGCTCTGGAAACCGACCCAGCAGGCACCATAGCGGCGCTTTCGTCAGCTTTCGGCGTGACGGACAACTTGCCGGCCACCGAACCGAACTATTCGGACGGGGTCGAGGAGGATCCGACGACGAAGCGGCTGGTGCAGCTTGAGGCCCAGGTCGCACATCAGGCGCAGACACACAGACAACAGGCTTTAGAGCGCGAAGTTCACAAACTGAAGAGCAAGTACGGCGATTTCGACACGGCAGAGCTGTTTCGACATGCTTTGACGAATCGGATTCCCAACCTGGATGCCGCTTTCACGCACATGAAGTACGGGGAAGTGGCGAACACGGCTGAGAAGCTCCAGAAGGACCAGGAGATCACCGACGCGAAACGCGACGCCACGAAGGTGGCGAGCGGGGGCGGCACCCAGGCGGGGGCCGTCGTGTCGGATGGTGGTTCTGACGGGAAGCCGTCTTCTCTGAGGGAAGCGTTCGCTCTCGCGAAGAAGCAACACGGCACCTAACAAACCCTTAGGGGGGTGAGAAACTTATGGCTGGTAACAGCTCTTTTGATGAGATTCTCTCCACCACGCTACGGAACTATGTCCCCAAGCTGACAGATAACATCTTCAGCGCAAGGCCGTTGTTCTACGCTCTGACGAACGGGCAGACCATTCGTCGGATCAGTGGTGGTGCGAAGATCGTCGTCCCGATCATTTACGGGACCAACTCGACCGCTGGGTCGTACGACGGCACCGATACTATCGACACGACTGCTCAGACTGGCATTTCTGCGGCTGAGTACGACTGGGGACAGTATGCGGCCACGGTGACCATTTCGGGCATCGAGGAAGCCAAGAACAACGGTGAGGCTCAGATCATCGACCTGCTGGAAGGCAAGATTTTCCAGACGCAGGAAACCGTCATCGAGAACATGAACACCATGTTTTGGGCTGATGGGTCGGGCAACAGCAGCAAGGACTGGAATGGTCTAGCTCTCATTGTCGGTGGCACGGGCGTGAGCCTTGGTGGAATCGACCCGAGCGGCTCAGGCAACTCGTTCTGGAAGTCCACTGAAGTCGATCAGAGTGGTGCAATCACTGTAGCCAGTATGGCTAACATATATAACACCATTTCGGTTGGTAACGACCAGCCGACGATTGGCATCACCACGCAGGCTTTGTACGAGAAGTACGAGGCACTCCTGGAGAGCCAGATTCGGTACACGGATACCGACATGGCTGACGGCGGGTTCCAGAACCTGCTGTTCAAGGGCTGCCCCGTGACCTTCGATGATGCGTGTTCCTCTGGTCAGTTCCTGTTCCTGAACACCAAATACCTGCAGTTGGTTGCCCATAGCGATGTCTGGTTCAAGCCGACACCGTTCGTGCGCCCAACCAACCAGGACGCTGTGTACTCACAGTTGCTCTGCTACGGGCAGCTCACATGCAGCAACCGTGCCCGACAGGGCTTCATGCACTCGGCTACCTGATCCTGATGGGACGAGGATTCGCTTACGCTCACAAGGTTGGCTCACGCCCATACGGGCAGCCCGCTGGCGACCATTATCGGGAATCGACTCCACGGCCTCAAACCGTCGGGCCTTCCCGAAACGTGCAGCAGGTCAACCCGATAGGCGGCGAACCCGTTGTCCCAGAACCGGTCAGGTGCAGTTCTCTGACCCGCGACGGGGCGCCCTGCAAGGGGCGTCCCGTCGGGGACGGAGACTTGTGCGTCTTCCATAGGGAGTAACCGTGGACATTTCGACCATGAGGTCGTATGTCCGCTCAGTGGTCGACATCGACTCGTCGGACATTTCCGACGATGTGATGAACCGTTTCCTGGGCGAAGCCTACGATGTGATCGTCTACTCGGAGAAACGCTGGCCGTTCTTCGAGGCGGCTTCCACGTTCAACACGGTCAAAGACCAGAAGGACTACACGGTCGCCGTTGTGGGCGCGTCGGTTACGAACGGGTTGCGTGAAATAGCGTCACTCAGGACCGACAACCACGTTCTCGAATACATCGGTCGTGATGACGGTGATGTCATCTACCCGTTGGATTCCAACACCTCTGGCAACCCGTGGTATTGGTCTTTCTGGGCTGATTCGGTGCGCCTCTACCCGACACCGTCATCGGTGGACACCATTTACGTCCGCGGGTATGCGGATCCTGCGGCGTTCGGGGCGGGATCTTCTGATGCGACGGAACCGTCGGATCTGCCAACCCCGTTCCACATGGTTCTCGCCACCTACGGGATTGCCCGTGCCTACGAGCAGCAGGAAGATCCGACGATGTCGGCGCAATACTTTTCGATCTTCAACCAGGAGCTGGACAACTTGCGTGCCCGCTACGAGGACATGCCTGCGGCACAGCCGGTCAGGTTGAACAGTCGCAGCGTGTCACGGTGGATGTCGCAAAGGTATCTGCCGAATCGGTTGCGCTACGCCTGGGAGTCGTAGCCGGTGGCGTCGACCACTTGGAAGCTTGAGGCGCTTGAGGCTTTCACGGGCGGTTTGAATCTTCGTTCCGACCAGTTCAATCTGGCAGGGAATGAATCCCCCGATCTGCTCAACGTCCTGGTTGATCCGCGTGGCGGCATACGTCAACGTGACGGCGTGGACCGAAGGAACCTGACAGCGTTGAGTGCCGACATTCAGGGAATCTGGGCGTTGCACACTGATAGCGGC